GTAGGAAACTCAATCGGTTTTGGAGAGTCACCAGTAACCCATTCTCCAGAGTCATCCTTTGCCAAGATTTGTTCGGGGTAATCAGGCACCAACCAATTCGTTTCTGTAATAAATTTCTTGAAAGATTTCATTCTATATACCTCCGCATATATTTATAAATATTTGAAAACCATGAAATGTAATTATTCCTAAATAATATTATAGTCATTTCAAAGGAGTATCAAAGGATGAAGTTTTCAAGAGGTAGGGTAAATGCTTTTTATGGAGCTGACCCGCTAACAAAAGATTCGATTCGAGAAGACGTTCTGAAGGAGCGATATGTCGATCTCTTGGATGAAAAAGAAAACCTTGAGAATATACTCAACATCCCCGAGAGTGAACATATAAATATGCTTTATGACATCAATATAAAGTTATTTGATATTTTAGAGACATTGGTTCCAGAAGCATTTGCTGAAACAGAAGAACTCGTAGAGGAAGAATCTCGTGTGAATGTTGTGGCGCAGAATATGAAAGCACGGGAAATGAAAGCGAGGCAAATGAGAAACCAGAAGGAAAAAATGCTGGTTGCCAAGAACAACATTCAAACAGCTCAACTCAGATTCAAGAACGCTCAGACGCCAAAGGATAAAGCTCGCGAAATGGACAATATCCGAAAGGCTAGAAAAGCACTTTCACAAACTACAGTTCAAGGCAAAGACGCCGAGAAATAATAGAAGAGGTAAATCATGGCAGACGTAAATGCGACATATCCCCCCACGATTACAAATAAGGATGCCTTTGCTCAAAAGGGTCAAGGTGATCTCGACTCACCCGCGTTCAAGGCATTTCCTATTACTCCTGCAAATGAATATCTTCCTGCTGCGACAAGAGGATTGTATATTGGTTCTGATGGGAATGTGTTCTGTAGCATGGTAGGCGGAAACGTCACACACTCCACAGCAAATGTTTTCTTTTATCAAGTGAAAGCAGGAACAGTTCTTCCCATTCGCACGAATGGTGTGTTCGTTGTAAATACAGAAGATGCCTCACAAGGAACAACAGCAACATATCTGGTTGGTCTTTACTAAAGAGTGTATTTGTAATGGCAGTATCAAAAGCACTATTTAATAATAAATCACTTGCAATTTTAAATATGTTAGAGGCTGGAGAAACTTTGGAATATGATTGGTCTGTGAATGAAGATTATTCTATTGTTTTATTTCAAGGTGATATTGATGTCAACGGAACGCTTGTTTCGGGTGTAGCCGAACATAGAGTTCAACCCAACGAAAATCTTCAGGTCAGATGCTTGAGTGAAGGTCGAGCCTACTTCATTTCATTATTTAAAGTTGAAAGAGAAGAGCTTGCCGATCAGATATTGAATCAAGATAGTAAGAATCGAATATATACATTTGTCCCTGATTGGTATGATACAACAGGTTATCCTGCTTCCGCAAAACAGACATGGGAAGATGACTTCATTTCTGGCGACTATATATACACGAAGACTATATTGAACGAGCAAATACAAACATCAGATTGGAACTAAAATGAAGACTTATCAAGAAATGATCGACAGCATCAATGAGAGAGACTACGCAAAAGAGTATAAGAGGTATCATTCAAAGCCTGAACAGATTGCGCGAAGGTCTGCTCGAAACTCTGCTCGACGAATCATTCGTAAAACCATGACCGATGAAGATATTGAAGGAAAGGATGTTCACCATAAGGACAATAATCCATTGAACAATGATAAATCAAATCTCTCTGTTGTGACACAGCACTACAATCGTAGGGAACCGAGATTGAGAGAACCAGAAGAAAACACGGGAGAGTGATAATTATGGGTAAAGAAATCATACAAGAAATCTATGGAGAAGACTCGGGCATTCGTTTTGATGATGAGATTAGTGATGCCATCAAGAAGCTCAAGGAGAAGTATGGCGATGACTGGGTTGACCATGTAAACGAGTTGGAGGATTAGCAATGGCATCCCTAGAAGATACATTCCGAATGATGAAAGGTGAAGAACCCATCAACACAAACCGACTGACTGCTGAAGATAAAAACTTCAACGAGACGAGACAGAAGTATCGCGATGCTAATGGTCAACCAGCAGGTAAGGTTACTCGCAATTTCATGGAGTGTGTCAAAGGTACACTAATCGAGAATCGAGGTGGTGTACGACCACAACCAAAAAATATCAAAGAGACACATGCGGAGCTTGTTGAGAATGCAAAGGTTCTGACTGCTCTGCTAAATTCAATCAAAGATGATCGGTTGGATGAAAGAATTCTATTGAACATTTCAAAGGACATCCGAAGTCTCACTGAGCATCTTTCCGTTTATCCAGAATTTACTAAAATCATTGAGAATAGAATAAAGTAGGGTTTTACCTTAGTGCCTTTATAAATATGATTAGATCAATCGTAGGAGATAAGGGGTCTAATGGACAATACCAACAGCAAGTTTCTATCTGTAACTGATAGAGAGTTTGGTGCTTTGGAACAGGATCTTAGAGAATTAAAACATAAATTTCGCAATATACAAACTATAATGAACATATCTGGCGCAGTCGCATTGACAAAAGAAGAGGTGTATGAACTGAAACTGTTTCTGGCTACAAGCAATAAGATGTTCAAGAGTAATTCAGAGATGATCGAAGAACTCAACAAAAAAATGTCTTATATGAATGATGAAGTCAACAGATTGAAGGTCAAAATATATACAGCGTTTTCTGTTATCGGAATATTGTTTACCGTAGTGGTATGGTTGGTTGACCTTGCCTTTATGGTCAAAGGAAATATTTGAAACGCAACCAAATGTTCACACAAATAATTTGATTTTTCTCCTATATACAGATGTAGTGATCGAGTGATGCTACACATGTTAGTTCGCAAGATGCGTGATAGTGAGCGCAGAACAGGAGAACATAAATGAGAAGAGATAGACGGAGACGTTATCGTGGTTTATCGAAACGTACTTCAACAAAACGAAAGCCGATTAGGATAGCATTTGGTAAAATTAGTTTCTAATGAATCGTCCTTCGGACGATGTTGATCCTTCGGATCAACAATTTTATTATAGGTTCAAATAAAATATTTTTTTGATTATAATGACTGTCTTTATAATTTCTTTTTGAAGTCTCTATGATATGTATATGCGATTTTTCAAAATTGTATTTTTTTCTTGGGCCTTGACACAAAAACTATGTGCTTAGATTTACTGGGTCGTCGGGAGATTCTCGGCGACCCAGTTTCGTATTCCCCTCGGGTGATGGGGAACCCCTACGATTTTCCAGAATCGAGCCCGCTGAGAACGAATATAAGGCACCTAGAAAAAAAAGTCTAAAAACCCTTTGTTTTCAACCACTTACAAACCAACTATTTTTACCCCCCTCGGGGAAACCTATTGACTATACCCTTGCGGGGGAGTATCTTTAGGGGGCTTTCCAGAGGAGTGTCAAATGTCTGAATTTTCCGAGCTTTCTTCTCTTTCCTCGATTCTGCTTGCGATTGGGGGCGAAGCTCCGATCGACGTTGCCGAGTCGATCCTTCTTCTTCCTATTCATCGGCGACCCGCTGCGATTGCTTCCTTTATTCGCAAGCGCGCCGCTGCCGCTGCTCGATCTGCTACGCTTCGGGTCAAGGCAGCTCGTCGCGAGTTTGCTTCGATCGTTATTCCGAAGCCGACTCCTCGCATCACTCGCGCTGCTGCCGATCATACGCTTCGGCTTTCTTCCGGTTTCACCGATTCTCCGGCGATGAAGGCATTCCTCGCGAACGGTGGTTCGATCGAGGTTCTTCCGACGCGGAACTCCGTCGGTTTCAAGCGAAACAAGATTCGCGCTGGTTCCGGTTCGACGGTCACTGCGCTCCATAAGTCTCGCGCTGCTCACTCTCGCGTCGCTCGCGAGATTCGTTCTTCTCGGTCTTCTTTCTAATCTAGCCTAACGAGGTCTTCAATATAATGTCCGTTTCTTTCAATACCGATTCCCTGCTCGATGATCGCGAACGTCGCGAAGTTCGGTTTGGTCGCAGCATCGTCAATCTTGAGTCGATCAATCAGCTTGCGAAGTTGCTTGCTCGCGAGGATCTTTCGATCGTTCACGATCCTGCTGCGAAGACTGCTTCGTTCACTCCTTCGACGCGCGTTCTGACTCTTCCTGCTTGGAACAATATTCCGAAGATTGTTTATCTTCTGTTTGCGGGTCACGAGATCGGTCATGCTCTGTTTACTCCGGCTGATGGTTTCGATCATCCGTTGGTTCGCAAGGAGCTTCTCAATACTCCCTATATGGGACTCCTCAACATTGCCGAGGATGTTCGCATTGAGAAGCGTGTCAAGCGCAAGTACCCCGGTCTTCGCGCCGACTTTGCTGCTGGCTATGATCGGCTGTTTTCTGCTGGTTTCTTCGGTGTCGCTGCTGCCGATATTCCTGAACAGAATCTTGCCGATCGCCTGAACCTTCGGTTCAAGATGGGTTCTGCTGGTGCTGACATTATTCATTTCGCCGATGGTGTCGAGACTGACTTCCTCAATCGAGGGTTCAATCTCGAATCGTTCGAGGATGCTGTTGTCTATGCCAACGATCTTTACGACTATCTTGTAGATCAGGAACAGCAAGAGAAGGAACAACAGCAGCAGAGTTCGCAGAGTGACGATGACTCCAACACTAGCGATGGCGACGAGTCCAACGATTCCGTTTCCAGCGCGACTGATGAGTCTGGTGATGAGTCTGGTGAAAGTGCGGAGGCTTCTTCTGATTCTTCCGATGCTTCGTCTTCGGATAGTGACGATGCTTCGGGCGATGCCGACGCTAATGCTGACGCTGACGCTGACGCTAATGCTGACGCTGACGCTGACGCTGACGCTGATGCCGACGCTGATGCCGACGCTAATGCTGATGCCGACGCTGATGCCGAGTCGGATGCCGATGGTGAGGGTACTGCTTCCGGTGATGCTGGTAGCAGTAACGATGACGATTCGCCGTCGTTCGTCACTATCACCGACAATGCTTCGCGCGATGCGATGGATTCGTTGATTGATCGTAATGCCAAGGTTTCTCGTAATCTCAACATTCCTTTCGAGCGTGTCGATTGGAAGTCGATGATCGACGATACTCTGGTCATTCTCGATCAGTTTGATGCTCACGTTGCCACTTCTCTTCATGACGCTGCCGCTTCACAGTTCTTTGCTGATCTTCGCGAGCAAACTAGTCGGTTCCTTTCGGCTTCCAAGCCGATCGTTTCTCAGCTTGCCAAAGAGTTTGAGATGCGTAAGGCTGCGGATCAGCATCGCCGATCGTCGGTGTCTCGGACTGGTTCTATCAATGTCGGTAAGCTCCATGCTTACCAGTACGAGGAGGATATTTTTCTTCGCAAGACGATGATGCCCGATGGCAAGAATCATGGCATGGTTATGTACCTCGATCTTTCGGGTTCGATGGTTCGTAATATGTCTGGTACGATTGACCAGTTGATTAACTTGGTCATGTTCTGTAAGCGAGTCCAGATTCCTTTCGAGGTTTACGGATTCAATGACGAGTTTCGTGTTGCGAATCGTGATGTCAATCATCCCTATGCTCTCAATGATGTTGTTGTTGATCCCGGTGCGTATCTTCGCAAGTTTATTTCTTCGGAGTTGAAGCCGAAAGACTTCAAGCGCGCATTGGAATATCTCTTCTTCATGCGAGAGTATTGGCGAGTCTATACCTCACGAGGCACAGATTCGACTGATTGGATGAGTAAGTATACTTACCTTCTTCGACCGATCAAGTCTGACTACCTCTGTTCGACACCTTTGGATGATACTCTGATTTATGCCTATGGCATTCTTGATGATTTCAAGCGTCGAACTCGTGTTCAGATTTGTAACTTCATCATTCTTTCCGACGGCGGTTCCAATGCCATTCGACAATGGAAGAACAGTCCTGATCGCGGCAGTCGCGAGTCTGTTGGTTATAATGGTTGCAATACGGAGGATCATTACTTCTACGACGAACACACCCGAACTCGTTTCAAGTCTGAGGGTCGCATGGATCACTCGACCGGCTTTCTCCTTGATTGCATCAAGGCGCGACTCGGTGGTATTCGCACGATCGGTTTCTATTTGATTCCGTTCTCTGGTGCCAAGACTCGTAGGATTGTTGCTAATGCTTATACTGACAATCGCGTCAGCGAAAATCTGACTGATGCTCAGTACGAAACCTTCAAGAAGGATGGTGTTATCGTTTCGTACAATGCTGGATACGATGCTCGCTTTCTTATCAAGGCTGGCAAGTCACTCGACTTTGATGACGGTGACATTCTCGATGGCGTCGCGGATAATGCTTCTTTGAGCAAGATTCGTACTGCCTTCAAGACTGGTTCCAAGAAGAAGGTTTCTTCTCGGGTCTTCATCAACAAGTTTGCGGAAACTATTTCGTAAACTTTTCACTTTCGATTTTCAATAAAAAACAAGGGGTTCATTTCATTATGTCTAATCGTCAGTCTCGTGCTACTGTTGCCGACAAGAACAAGTTCATCGAGCTTGCTCGCAATGAGTTTGGTGACACCATTTCTCGTAAGGATGTTCTGCATCTTTGCGAGAAGCACGACCTTCCCACTCCGACTTGGTTGATGGGCGGCAAGTTTGCTGCTGGTCGCGGACTGTATGCTGTTCCTGCTGCGTTCGAGTCTGGTACTTCTGCTGCTGCTCCGAAGAAGAAGAAGGTTGCTCGCAAGAGCAAGAAGGCTGCTGCTCCGAAGGTTGCTGCTCCCGTTGTTGCCGATGCTCCGGCGTCTGCTTCTGCTGGTTCGGTTCGCTCTGGTCTGCTTGACAGTCTGGTTCCGAGCAAGTCGTCGAACTTTGTTCCGTTCGGTTCGTTCAACGACATTCACCAGATCATCGCTTCGGAGATGTTCTATCCGGTCTTCATCACTGGTCTTTCTGGTAACGGCAAGACCTTCGGTGTCGAGCAGGCATGTGCCAAGGCTGATCGCGAGTGCGTTCGAGTCAATCTCACTATCGAGACTGACGAGGACGATCTGATCGGCGGCTTCCGACTGGTCAACGGCGAGACTGTTTTCCAGAAGGGTCCGGTTGTCGAAGCGATGGAACGTGGTGCTGTTCTGCTCCTCGACGAGATTGATCTTGCTTCCAACAAGATCATGTGCCTTCAGCCGGTGCTTGAAGGCAAGCCGCTCTTCCTCAAGAAGATCGGTGAACTCGTCGAACCTGCTGCTGGGTTCAACATCGTTGCTACTGCCAACACCAAGGGTAAGGGTGATGATGCTGGTCGCTTCATCGGAACGAATGTTCTGAACGAGGCGTTCCTTGAGCGGTTCCCGATCACGTTCGAGCAGGCTTATCCTTCGGTCACGATCGAGAAGAAGATCGTTGCCAAGGAACTCAAGCTCCTCGGTTCCGAGGACGACGAGTTTGCTGCCAACCTTGTCAACTGGGCAGACACGATTCGCAAGACTTTCTTCGACGGTGGTGTCGATGAGATCATTGCTACTCGGCGTCTGATTCACATTGCCAAGGCGTACTCGATCTTCGGTGATCGACTCAAGGCAGTCGAGCTTTGTGTCGCTCGCTTCGACGACGAGACGAAGGAGTCCTTCATCGACCTTTACAAGAAGCTCGATGCGGAAGCCAACGCCACTACTGTCGAGGCTGCTGCTTCTGAAGCTGGATCGTCGGAAACGGTTTCCGATGGTGACACTCTCGCTCCGTTCTAATACGGAACCTAAATGAATGTATGCTCCCGTAACTCAGTCGGTTAGAGTGCCGTTCTTATAAAGCGGTGGTCGCGGGTTCGAGTCCCGCCGGGAGTACCATTCATTTTTTTGTCGCTACTATCACGCGCCTAACATCTTCGGAGTTTTGATTATATGCCCGGTTCTTTTATTGAAACTAAATATGATGGAATCGACGTTTCTCGTCCGGTAGGCAAAACGAATCTTCCCTCAAAGCACATGTATTTTGTGGGTGATCGTCGCGCTTTGTTTCTTCGATTTGAATCCTCTCGACCAACGCGAAATTCTTACAGCGTATTCAAGTTTGTCGATGAGGATGGTAATTTGTTTATTTGTTTCTCAGACCACATTGAGTTCAACAAAGATCCGATCGAGCCGGGAAACTGTTATATTTTGAATGCTACCATCAAGCGTCATTCTCATAATGCTTATGAGAATATTGAGGAAACTCATATCAATCGAATCAAGGTTCTGAAGTGCCTTGGCAAAAAGGATAAGTAGTAATGGAATCGCATATTAAATACATTGTTGAGAAAACGATCAATCGTATTGATTCTGAATTTAGTGTTTTGTCTGATGAAGTTGTTGACGAAAAAACGAGTCAACTGATTGGTCACATTCACCTTTTGATTTCTTGTCTTTTGGAAGACATGGATCGGGAGCTTGAAATTGTTGGAGGGTATTGAAGTGAAGAATGAGATTATTGTTGAGTTACTTTCTCCGGTAGATGATATTTTGTCGGAGCTTTCTCTTGATAAGAATAGTAAGGTCAAGTTGGAGTTGGCATTGAACAAGGTTCGATCGAACCTGAATGACCTTTTCAGTGATATGTTCGACGCAGACGATCCGTATGCTTTCATGGTAGGAGAAGATGACTACGATGATTTCTGACGAAAACGAACTCGATGATATTTACATGGCAGCGCATGGTCGTTTCCTTGATGACATTGGGTTGACGTTTCGTGATTCAGTTATATTGGAATCATCGAGTTACGGTTACTCTTCTGATGATGTTGCTGCGATTGCCAACACACTCGAACTTCAATATGATCGCGAGAGATTTCAATACCTTCACGAGAATGTTCTTTGTGAATCTTTGGATGAAGATGTTTTGAATGAGTTTTTGAATAGTTCGCCACTCGATAGATTGCTTCGCATCAGCGAGTTGGTTGAACGTATTCAAGACATGGACCCCTAGCTCAATTTAAGCCGACTTAGCTCAGATGGAAGAGCGCGATACTTGTAATATCGAAGTCGTCGGTTCGATTCCGACAGTCGGCTCCATTTTGATTATCTGTAACCACTGTGCGGAAACCGCTGGTCTGCGCCAGTCCCGGACGCTCGTCACGGCGGAGCCGGTTAGGGCGAGGTAGCAGTAAGGACCGCCAACAGAAGATGCCGCCTCTGTGACGAGAGGCGGGGACTTCGTTTTTACGCACTCGTAGCTCAGTTGGATAGAGCGGTTGCCTTCTAAGCAACGGGTCGCAGGTTCGAGTCCTGCCGGGTGCGCCATTTCTTAAAAAAGGAAAAAGGAAATTTGAATATGACGATGGGATTAGTTCCGAGGAAAACTTCACAAATCGGATCTTTGAATTTTGACGTTGAAAAGATCAACAATGGCTACTTATGTCATCACGAATCAGACACATGGTTTTTTCCAAACAAGGAAGACCTAGTAAAGTATATCACTGATTTGATCGAAGAGATTTGAATGACAACTTTAGAGAAAATGTTTTGGGGTCTGATAACCGCAGTGATCGTAACAGCATGGTCGCTGCGTCTTGTTGGGGTGTTTCCGATATTCACAGTTTGGTAGCAGATATTTGATGGGCTCGTAGCTCAATTGGTTAGAGCAAGAGGCTTTTAACCTCTAGGTTCTCGGTTCGATTCCGAGCGGGCTCTCCATTTCATTTGCCGGGTTGGTGGAATTGGTATACACAGAAGACTTAAAATCTTCCGACCGCAAGGTCTTGCGGGTTCGAGTCCCGCACCCGGCACCATTATTTTGATAGTAAATAGTGAAAGGAATAATAATAATGAAGACTTATAGTCGCGATGAACTGGAAGAAATTCTCAGGCTGCACGAACTCTGGGTCAATCGAAAGAAAGGCGGCAAACGCGCGGACCTGATCGGCGCGAACCTGACTGGCGCGTACCTGCGCGGAGCGTACCTGCGCGGAGCGAAGCTGACCGGCGCGAACCTGCGCTGGGCGGACCTGAACTGCGCGTTCCTGCCCGGCGCGAACCTGACCGGCGCGGACCTTATCGACGCGAGCATGACTAGCGCAAACCTGTTTTGCGCGTCTCTGGTCGGCGCGACGTTGCGCCGCGCAAAACTGACCGACGCGAACCTGCGCTGGGCGAACCTGACCGACGCGAACCTGCGCTGGGCGAACCTGACCGACGCGGACCTGAGCAACGCGAACCTTCGCGGCGCGTATCTGGACGGCGCGGAACTGTTCGGCGCGGAACTGTTCGGCGCGGACCTGTTCGGCGCGGATCTTCGCAGCGCGGATCTTCGCAGCGCGGATTTGTCTGACGCAAACCTGACCGACGCTCTACTCGACGAGCGCACTAAGTTTTAGAAATGGCAAAAAGAAATAAGTATCTTCTTCGTCACGCTTGTTCTGCATGTAAAGCATCTGTCTACTTCTGCGAAGACCCAGCGTGCAGATGCTTCCATCACGCATTCGACACGTTCGATGAGTACGAACACGAGCGAACGAGCTGCAAAATCGAAGATGTGGTAGAGATTTTTACTAAGTGAAACTACTGTGCGGAAACCGCTGGTCTGCGCCAGTCCCGCACCCGGCACCATTTTTAACCGTTGTCATTAGGGGGCTCCTCTTGACCCAAATGAGTGGTAGCATTTGGCTGATGGGAAAAGATGAATAATGATGAGCCCCGCGTTGTCTCCTCCGGGTTAGCGTTTGCCTATCATTAATCTTTTCCACTACCACATTTTTTATACGGGGATTAGCTCAGTCTGGTAGAGTGTTCGCTTTGGGAGCGAAAGGTCGTAGGTTCAACTCCTACATCCCCGACCATTTTTTATAGGAGTCTTTATGTCTTTGAGTAAAGAGAACAAAGCTACTCGAAAACTGCTTCGTGATCTTGTTCAACACGCAGAGTGGTTAGGGCATGTTCCTTATTTTCCGATCAAGGTAGTCTTCAAGCCTGAAAAGCAAATGGATGATTGCTACGCGACAACGGAGTTGAAAGGCAAGGGATCTAAAAGATATATTGAAATTGCTTTCGATGAAGAATATTTGAAAACATCGCATGGGCGAGATTTGTGTAAAGTCAATATGATACACGAACTTGCCCATGCTCTTACATGGTCAAACAACACCAGAGTAGAAGAAGCTCGCACGATGAAGTATGGTACACATGGTCCCGAGTTTGGTATTGTGTATGCTCAACTCTGGGAAGATTTGATCGAAGGTCGCCCGGAGGAACACGAAGATTCTTGAACATTCTCATCTGCTAAATACTTTTGTGAGGCTGCGGGAGGTTTTGTTTGGGACGTAAAAACAGAAGACTCAAGATTAAGGAAGCCGAGTATTTACAGCTAGTGGAAGAGGAGACAAATTCTCTCATAAGAAGAAAGCAAAAAGAGGTGATTATAACACCTCGAAATCTGAAGCAAAGATATTTAATCAGTCTTTTGGAGAATCCAAATAAACATATTAATTTTGCTATAGGACCGGCAGGTACGGGAAAGACTCTTATCGCCACACTATACGCAATCAAAAGTCTTAGAGAAGGTTTAGTAAGAAAGATTGTAATCACAAGACCGGCAGTAAGTGTTGACGAGCAGCATGGATTTTTGCCGGGAACTTTAGTAGAAAAGATGGGTCCGTGGACGCGACCCATGTTTGATATTTTCGAGGAGTATTATTCAACAGGTCAGATTGAAAAAATGGTCAAGGACAATGTAATCGAAATTGCTCCGTTGGCATACATGCGAGGACGAACATTCAAGGATGCCATCATCATCGCAGACGAAATGCAAAATGCCACGGACAGTCAGATGAAAATGTTGTTGACAAGAATCGGTGACAATAGTAAAATAGTAGTCACCGGAGATTTGGAACAGTTTGATCGAGGATACCAACAAAATGGATTGAAGATGTTTATTGATCGGTTGGCTATTCGACATTCCAATATGATAGGAACCGTCGAGTTTACACCGGATGAAGTAGAACGCCATCCAGTTGTTTCCGAGGTCTTGGATATTTACTTGAACGCATAAAGGATTTATTTGTAATGTATATTTGTGATGATAACTTGACAAACTACGAGCCGCGAGGGGATTATTCTTCTCGCGGCATTTCTGTATCGCCGCTACTATCACGCCTAACATGCGGTGCTTCTCATGGTTGATTCGGTTACACACTTTTTCATTGACTCGCCTGCTCCTCTTATCATGGCATCGGTATTATATTTACTACAGACTGCCGCATATTTGAGACATGGTGAAGTTGGTTTGGCACTCGCATTTGGTTCATACGCTGTTGCGAATGTTGGTTTTGTTATTGATATTTTGAGGAGGCATTGGTAATGGGTCTTGGTCTTTTGAATTTTTACAAGTTGGATGAGAACGCAAGTATTCCTCAGTTCGCAACACAGGATTCCGCATGTTTTGATTTTCATGCGTGTCTGACACCGGGAAATAAAATCTCGTATCGAGATGAGTTCAACAACTTCTATCAAAACCATGAAGTGAAGGATGATTCTTCTTTCACAATCAATCCGCATCATCGTGCGTTGATTCCAACTGGATTGATTGCGGATATTCATTCGGGATATTCCGTTCGAGTTCATCCTCGATCTGGTTTGTCATTCAAGAGTGGCGTCGCACTTTGTAATCAAGAAGGTGTGATCGACGCTGATTATAAGGAAGAGATTTTTATTTCTGTGTATAATTTTTCTGGTATGCCGAAAACGATTATACATAATGAAAGGATTGCACAAGGCGAGCTTGTCGCAGTCGAAACATATTTGATTCGAGAAATTAATGTTCGACCGGAGAAAACCACAGAACGATCTTCTGGGTTCGGTTCGACAGGTTCGTAAATGGAGGTTTTGAAGTGAAACTTGAAGTAACTATGGAGGAGATGCGAAAGAAGAAAATCTTTGTCGGCACTCCAATGTATGGTGGGCAATGTCATGGTATGTACGCAAAGTCATGTAATGATCTTTCTGCGATGTGTGCCAGCATGGGAATCGAGCTTCGATTCTTTTATCTTTTCAATGAGAGTCTAATCACGCGAGCAAGGAATTATATTTGTGATGAGTTTCTTCGATCTGGATTTAGCCACTTGGTTTTTCTGGATAGTGATATTGGTTTCAACCCACACGATGTTCTTGCGATGGTAGCATTGGCAGCAGACGATTCTGATAAGGATATTGTCTGCGGTCCCTATCCGAAGAAGTGTATCGCATGGGAGCGAATCGCTGCTGCTGTTGAATATGGTATTCCGCCCGATGGAAACCCTGCTTCACTCGAACAGTATGTTGGTGACTTTGTGTTCAATCCAGTTGGCGGCGCTCAACGCATGGCAATCGGTGAACCCGTTGAAGTGCTAGAGGGTGGTACTGGATTCATGTGTATTCAGCGCAAGGTTCTTGAGAAGTATGCGACTGAGTACGAAGACATTGCTGCGTATCTTCCCGATCATAATCGTTCGGAACACTTCGATGGATCGCGTGAGATTACTGCGTTCTTTGATACCATCATTGATCCACAGTCTAAGCGTTATCTATCCGAAGACTACATGTTCTGTCAGTGGTCGCGAAAGATTGGTTTCAAGGTTTGGATGTGCCCGTGGATGCAGCTACAGCATATTGGATCTTATGTGTTTGCCGGAAATCTTCCAGCAATCGCACAGCTTCCAAATGCTTCGCACGGTGGCGTGATTGATCGTCCTGTTGCGAAGATGGCTGGATCTGGAAAGCCATTCCAAATCAAACCTCCGCAAGTAGAACCGCCGCAGCCGGTGATTCCGTTTCCGAAGGTAAGCGAAGAGCAGCTTGCGACTCGCGCCGAACGCAGACGAAAGGAAGCAGAGGAGCGTCGCAAGAAGAGAAAGGAAAAGAAACAGAGTAAAGCATAATGTGGAAATATGATGAAATAGATAATCTGAAAAAGGTCAAAGATTATATTGAAACAACATACTCATCTCATTATGTCGGAGGAAGCAATGACGGTATTCAAATACAAGATTTGTTGAACTCGATTGGCGTAGCAGAAAAATTCTGCCAAGGTAATGCGATGAAATATATTGCGAGGTACGGAAGAAAAAAAGGAAAAAACCCTATTGACTTATTGAAAGCAATCCATTATATTCTGTTACTAATGCATTTCAGCGAAAACAATTCTGGAGATAAACATAATGAAGATTAGTGAAGACACTCTTTCAATTCTTGGAAACTTCTCGACCATTCAAGGTTCGATCGTCGTTGACGCCGGATCGGTCATTTCCTCTGTTTCAGAGGATCGTTGTATTCTGGTCAAGGCAGTTGTTGACGAGACATTCCCAAAGAAGTTTGGGATTTATGATTTGAATGAGTTTTTGAACGCAAGCTCTCTTGTCGGAGACAGTCCTGTCTTTGAATTTGAGGATGATTTCGTATTCATTCTTTCGTCGGATTCGAGTAGGAGTATTCGTTACACTTATTCTGATCCAAGTCTTCTGTCGAGTTGTATTGCTCCAAAGGAGATGAATCTTCCTACCGAAGACTTTGTTAGATTCGATCTTTCTGGAGACAATATCAAGTCGATTAAGAAGTCGTCGGGAGTTTTGAATCTTCCTCACGTTGCGTTCAATACGAAGAGCGGTGGCATCTTTGCTTCCGTTTGTGACAAGTCGAGTAAGAGTAAGAACGAGTTTGATATTAGTATTCCTACGGAAGACTTTGACTCAAGCACGAACTTTACTTGTACGTTTGATGCAGACGTGTTGAAGTTGTATCCCGGTGATTATATTGTGACGGTATACAAAGCTGGCATCTGCCACTTTACTCACAAGACGATCGAGCTGGAATACTTCATCGCTCCTCAGAAAAACTACTCGTCTTTTAACTGACTAAATAGAACTGTTAGACGCTGAACCCCCAGACACCCTTCACGATCTTTATGGTCGTGGGGGGTGTTCTGCGTCGGAAATGGAAATGAAAAATGAATATGAATGATGATTTTGTTTGGTGTCAAAAGTATCGCCCGCGAACGATTGATGATTGTATTCTTCCTAAAGAACTGAAGAACACATTCAAAGAGTTTGTCAAGAACGGCGACACTCCCAATCTTCTTTTGTCTGGAACTTCTGGAACGGGGAAGACGACTGTTGCTCGCGCACTTTGTGAAGAACTTGGTGTTGATTATGTCATCATCAATGGTTCTGAGAGTGGAAACATTGATACACTTCGTAATGACATTCGCAACTTTGCTTCCGGTATTTCTTTCACGAGTACGGGAAAGCGAAAGATGGTCATTCTGGATGAGGCAGATTATTTGAATCCGTCTTCTACTCAACCTGCGCTTCGTGGGTTCATCGAAGAGTTTTCAAAGAATTGTGGATTTATTCTGACTTGTAATTTCAAGAATCGAATCATTGAACCGATTCATAGTCGGTGTAGTGTGATTGATTTTCGTTTTTCCAAGAAGGATAGCCCGAAGCTCGCTCTTCAGTTTTTGAAGCGTGTTGTCGATATTCTCAAGAAGGAAGATATTGAGTATAATGAGAAGGTTTTGGTTGAGCTTATCACCAAGCACTTTCCCGATTTTCGACGAGTCCTGAATGAGCTTCAGCGATATTCTGTTTCCGGTGTAATTGATGCTGGCATTCTTACCAGCATCAGTGAAAAGTCAATCAAGGATTTGATGGGATTTCTCAAATCGAAGAACTGGAAAGATATGAGGAAGTGGGTTGTTCAGAATCTTGATTCTGATCCTACTCGTATCTTTCGTTTGATCTATGATGGTTTGTTTGATTCGTTGAAGTCACAGAGTATTCCTCGTGCGGTTATTCTGCTTGCGGATTATCAACACAAGGGAGCCTATGTTGCCGATGCTGAAATTAACATGGTTGCTTTTTTGACTGAACTTATGGTGGAGGGTGAATTCAAGTAATGAAGGAATATTTTAACATCGTTAAAAGGGATGAAGGATTCTACATTATTGATTTTGAAGGTGTGGTAGAATACTTGAAGCCTGTAGCCAATATTTTCGGTCCATTCAAGAAAAAGGATGGAGCCGAAAAGTTTATGAAACAGTTTCTTGAAGATGGCTATGAAGGTGAGGGTCTTTTGTTTCTTGGGAGTGATAATTAATGTATATTGTTCTTGGTATCGTTTGTTGGTTTGTTCTTTCTCTTGTCGTCGGCGCATACGTTGGTGGTCTTCTGAAAAACAATTCAGAGTATTACGAACCCGTTGATGACACGGAAGAGAGTGAAGAGGATTTGTTTAGCAGAGAAAAAAAGGGATACTGACAATGGCTAAACTTGGTGACTTTCTGACAGCAATCAATCTAAGTAAAAAGAACCTTATGGAAGATGATCCGCTCGCAGAAAAGGAATATCCTCCGTTTATTATCAATCGTACTTTGTCTTATTTTCAAGATACGGTGCTTTATGCTAACGAGATGAACCTTCGCAGTCAGCTTGATAACCGTCTACAAAACGACTATTTCCTAAATAGTGTTAGGAAAAAGAAACGATTTTCGAGATGGTTGAAGCCTGATAAAGATGAAGACATTGATGCAATCAAGGAGTATTATTCTTGCAGTAATGTAAAAGCACATGAGATTATAAAGGTTTTGACAGGTGAACAGCTATCTCTTATTCATAAAAAATTGGAAAGAGGTGGGATAAAAAATGGAAAGCGAGCAAAGAAGTGAAGATTTAATTTTACCAGTAGACCTAAACTCGTTGGTAGAGATTGACCTAAATGACGATGAAGACTTCCTGAAGATACGAGAAACACTTACTCGTATTGGAATCGCAAGTAGAAAAGAAAGAACTCTCTTTCAATCTTGTCACATTTTACACAAGCGCGGCAAATATTATATCGTTCATTTCAAAGAACTTTTCGCTTTGGATGGAAAGGTATCTACATTCAATGAAACGGATTTGGGTAGAAGAAATACCATTGTCAATCTTTTGGCAGAGTGGGGTTTGTTGAGTTTGGTAGATCCAAAGAAGAGTGTTGAACCTACAGTCTCACTAAGCCAAATCAAAATCATTTCACACAAAGATAAATCAAATTGGAATCTCGTTGCTAAATATAATATAGGTAACAAGTCGAAGTAGGAGAGTTGTTTTGAATTTAGTAGAAGCAAGTTTAAATAGAATTTACGAAAAGACAAAGAATTATGCTGTTGGTGCCGTAACCGCATATCGAGGTGACAAAGGCAAGCAGCTAAACAAGGCAGACAATAAGAAACTTCTCGCATATCTTTTGACCAGAGGATATTCTGTTATCAAGGTCAAGGGTAGCTATTGGGAAAATTTCCAAACACCTACTCAAAGAGAAGTGGGTGAAGAGTCTTTCTTTGTTGCCAATCATAATGTCGAGGGTGATGATGGTGGTCAGCTCGAAAAGGATTTAATCAAGCTGGGTCGCCTATACGATCAAGATAGTATTTTGAGTGTTCAATACAATCAACCCGGTGTGTTGATCGGAACCTCGAAAAGAGAAGATGCCTTTCCAGACTACAATCAAAAACATGTAGTTGGAAAGCCTATCTTTGGAGACGCCAAGGGACAATTCTTTTCTCGCGTCAGGGGAAGAAAGTTTGCCTTTGAGTCTGCGAACGATGCTGAACGACCGATGACCTATAATGGTAAGTGGGCAATGGCATTATTCGCAAAAGAAGTGAAAGAAAAAATTGATGAAATAGAAGATTAGGGGTTGACAAGTTTCAAACTTGTGCTTACCTTTAGGTTTCAACAAATGCCAAAGTTGGGTTTGTTGAATATAACTTGCTTATTATAAGGAGAAAAAGCAATGAATAAAATCACAACGTCATATAGAATGCCCAATGTTTTCAACGAACTTCGCAACGATCCGTTTCTTTTAGGATTCGATCAAATCTTTGATCGCCTTCTATCTACGGGAGTCGGAGCTTCGCAAGGGGCATCTTATCCTCCCTACAACATCGTAAAGGTTTCTGATAATCAGTTTCGTATTGAACTTGCGATTGCGGGATTTACTGAGGATGAAGTTTCGGTAACTGTTCTGGATGATAAGCTGACTGTCGAGTCCGACAAGAAGAATGATGTGGTTGCCGAGAATGAAGTTAGACTTCATCAAGGAATTGCGGAGCGTAACTTCAAGCGAGTATGGACATTGAGTCCTACTGTTGTTGTTACTGGAGCGGATCTGGTCAATGGTCTTTTGACGATTACGTTGGAGAATGTTGTACCGGAAAAGGATTCTCCGAAAAAGATTCCGATCAACAAAACTTTGTAATATATAAACAAGAGGGGGAGCATTGCTCCCCCTCTTTCATTAGGAGACTTTATTATGGAATTGATTTTCAATCGACCGAAGCGTGAAATTGATCGAGTATTCTTACACTGTTCCGCTTCTAGTTTACCTGCTCACGATGATGTTTCAGTTATTCGATCTTGGCATCTGAAGAATGGTTGGAGTGACATTGGATACCATTACTTCATCAAGTTTGATGGGATGATTCAAGTTGGCAGAAACCTTGAACAGACACCTGCTGCACAAAAGGGTCACAACGTAGGAACGATTGCGATTTGTCTTGCGGGAAACACTATTTCCGATTTCACTGATGAGCAGTTTGAAAGTCTACAATCTTTATGTAAACAAATCAATAAACAAATTCCTGACGTGACTTTTCATGGTCATTGTGAGGTGGCACAAAAACTATGTCCGGTGTTTGATTATCAAGAAGTCCTCGATTTGGATGAGCTTGGTAAAATGCTTGACGAGAATGCGGAATCTAACAGGCATAAGAAAGTTGAAGCTCAAGCCAAGTTCATCGAAGTGTTTGAGGAGTTGATGGACATTTCGCGAAGGCTTGAAGATTTAATGCGTGTCTCTCAAGAGTTGGGAGATATGATTGACGAACTCTGATTGAGGTGAATGTGAGTTTTTATACGAACGTCAAAGTTGTTGGTGATTATATCTTCCTTCGTGGTGTGAATGGTGAAGGTAAGCGATACGATAAGAAGCTGAAGTATAGCCCGGTACGCTTTGTTCCTACGAAAGATAAAACAAAGTATACTACACTTGATGGTAGGCATGTTGCTCCCGTGAAGTTTGAAACAATAAAGGAAGCTCGTAACTTCATCGAACAATATAAGGATGTAGACAATTTTCCGATTTATGGTTACGATAGGTACGACACGACTTTCATTGGGGATGAATATCCCGGTGAGATTGATTATGATTTTTCTAAACTGGTAGTTGCCAATATTGATATTGAGGTTGCGTCTGACGAAGGGTTTCCTGATCCGAAGTTCGCGTCATCTCCTATCATTTCGATCGCAGTCAAGTTCAACAACAAGTTTCTTGTTTTTGGATATGGAGAACCTGATGGATGTAATATCGCAGATACTCTCGCAGCTCGGGGTATTGATTATATTTCTTGTGAAGACGAGCTTGATCTATTGGATCGTTTTATTCGTGCTTGGTCTAGTGTATACCCTGATATTGTTACGGGATGGAACGTAAACGGATTTGATATTCCGTACATCATCAATCGAATCACTCGCGTCAAGTCTGAAAAAGAAGCTCGTAAAATCTCTCCTTGGAAACACTATGACTCGCGAACCTTCACAGGTAAGTATGGAGCCGAAGTTACGAACTACTTGATCTCTGGGATTTCTGTTCTTGATTACATCGAGCTTTATCAAAAGTTCACTTATGTAAATCGGGAAAGTTATCGACTTGATTATATTGCCAATGTTGAGCTTGGTGAACGAAAGCTATCTTACTCTGAGTTTGGTAGTCTTCATACTCTTTACAAAAGAGATTATCATAAGTTCATTGAATATAACGTCAAGGATGTTGAGCTTGTAGAAAGACTTGAAGACAAGATGAAGTTGATTGAGATGGTTGCCGCGATGACTTATTCATCGAAGGTAAACTTCGGTGATGTTTTCTCACAGGTTAGAATGTGGGAAAATCTTTGCTATCATCATCTCAAGAAAACCAATCGTGTATTTCCTGAAAGAAAGGATGGAGAAAAGACTGCGAAGTTTGAAGGTGCTTATGTAAAAGAACCTCAAGTCGGGTTTCATCGTTGGGTAGTTTCTTTTGATTTGAACTCACTCTATCCACATTTGATGATGCAGTATAATCTTTCCCCAGAGAAGTTGCTCACAGAAAATCAGGTGGAGTCTGATTTGGTTTCTTCTTTCAAGGAAGACGCATGGCGCACTTCTTTGGAGTACGATAAGATTATTGACAAGGAGTTTGATACTTCACTTCTCAAGATATATAATCTTACGATCGCACCGAATCTTATGTTCTTCAAAAGAGATTCGCAAGGATTTCTTCCCGAGATTCTTCAAGACCTTTATGACAAAAGAAAAATGTCAAAGAAGAAGATGATTGAGTGCGAACAAAAAGCACAGACTGTTACAGGTGAAGAAAAACGAAAATATGTAAATCTAATCTCTAAACATAATAACGATCAGCTTGCCAGAAAGGTTCAGTTGAATAGTGCTTATGGTGCATTGGGAAATGAATACTTTCGTTTCTATGATCTCCGTATTGCCGAGGCTGTAACCAAGGCTGGTCAACTTTCTATTCGATGGATTGAAAAGAGGATCAATGAGTATTTGAATGAACTATTGAAGACGAGTGATGTTGATTATGTTCTCGCTTCTGATACAGACAGCATTTATGTTGTTCTCGATAAACTTGTCGAGTCTGTATTTGAAAATGAAAAAGATAATCACAAGATCGTTCGTTTTCTTGATAAGGTTTGTAACAAAACTATTGAACCTTACATCGAAGAGTGCTACAATGATCTGGCAGAATATATGAATGCCTATGACCAAAAGATGGTTATGAAGAGAGAAGCAATTGCTTCTACTGGTTTGTGGACTGCCAAGAAAAGATACGTTCTCAACGTATATGACAATGAAGGAGTTTCTTATAATGAACCTAAGCTGAAGGTGATGGGTCTTGAATCCGTCAAGTCTTCTACGCCGGAAGTTTGTCGAGACAAAATCAAAGACGTTCTTGGAATTATTATGAATGGAACTGAGAAACAGGTTCAGGAATATATTTCAAACTTCAAGAAAGAGTTTCACAATCTTGCCGCAGAGGATATTGCTTTCCCTCGTGGAGTCAATGGTATCGAACGGTACACCGAAGGCAGAACCTATATAAAAGGTACACCGATTCATGTGAAGGGATGTATCAACTACAATCGTCTAATTCAAAAACATAATTTGAATTTGACGTATCCGATTATTAAAGATGGAGACAAAATAAAGTTCATGTACCTAATAGAACCAAATCCAATTGGTGAATCTGTGATCTCTACACAGAATGCTTTGCCTGAAGAGTTTGGTTTGAATGATTATGTTGATTATGATAAACAGTTTGAGAAGACATTTCTCGATCCTGTAAAAGTATTGTTGAATTGTATTGGATGGAAATCTGAACAAGTCAACACACTAGAAAGGTTTTTTGGATGATGATGGAAAACAATAATGAAGAAGTGGTTGAAGTAACGCTCGATGCGTCGAGTTCTGCCAGCGAGGTACTGGGTGCTTTGTTTGGCGGAGATGGTGACACACTAGATAAGGCTGGCGTGTTCATGTTGATGGATGATATTAAAAATGATTCCGTTCGACCCGCGATTGAGTGGATCTTTCGCCACAACTTCTCAAATAACCAACCTGAAAGTTTGACGATGATTATCAATTCGAGTGGTGGATCTGTTACCGATGCGTTTGCTCTTATTGATACAATGCGTGGATCGGGTATTCCGATTCGCACGATTGGGTTGGGCGAGGTGTCGAGTGCTGCTTTGATGATCTTCATGGCAGGTCAAAAGGGTCATCGTTTACTCACTCCAAATACTGCCATTCTATCTCATCAGTATTCTTGGGGAAAGTGGGGTAAGGAACATGAACTTCTTACTGCCAAGAAGGCATTTGATTTGACGGCAAAGATGATTCTGGATCATTATAAGAAGTGTACCGGAATGAATGAAAAGAAGATTCGTGAGGTTTTGCTTCCTGCTCACGACGTTTGGTTGAGTGCGAAGGAAGCAAAGGCTTTTGGTATTTGTGACGAGATTAGGGAGCTTCGATAATGAGTGGAACTTTTGATTTTCTAGGTGACTTGAGTAAAATCAATCCTTTCGTAGATCAATACGCAGACGTTTCATCGTATACTGATACGGGATCGTATATTTTAAATGCTTTGCTTTCTGGTTCCATCTACAAGGGATTGCCGGGAAATAAAATCACTGCGCTTGCTGGAGAGTCTGCCACAGGAAAGACGTTTTTTCTTATGGGTATGATTCGTCAGTTTCTCACAGACAATCCAAAAGGGGGTGTCATCTTTTTTGAGAGTGAGTCTGCCATCACGAGTGCGATGTTTGAAGAGCGAGGTATTGATGCTCGTCGAGTCACGATGCTTCCAGTATCCACAGTAGAAGAGTTTCGCACACAAGCCATGAACATTCTAAAGAGGATTGGTGATGTTCCTGAAAGTGAACGTCACCCTCTTTTGTTTTGTCTTGATAGTTTGGGTCAGCTCTCTACTTCAAAGGAAGTTTCTGATGTTACTGAAGGTAATGACAAGAGAGATATGACACGCGCTCCGATGATAAAGGGTGCGTTTCGTGTGTTGACGATTGCCTTGGGTAAGTTGGGTATTCCTATGATCGTAACCAATCACACTTACGACAGTATTGGTAGCATGTTTCCAACAAAGGAACTTGCTGGTGGTAGTGGTCTAAAGTATTCTGCGGATTCGATTGTATTTCTATCCAAGCGAAAGGAAAAGGATGGAACCGAAGTCATTGGTAATGTGGTTCATTGTAGGAATTATAAGTCTCGTCTTACTAAAGAGAATAAGATGGTGGATGTTCTTCTTCGCTATGATACTGGTTTGGATCGTTACTACGGTTTGATTGATGTGGCAGTCGATCATGGTATCTTCAAGAAGGTTTCTACACGCATTGAACTCCCTGATGGGTCAAAGCAATATGCCAAGACGATTATGGAGAATCCTGATAAATACTTCACTAAGGACATTCTCGATCAGATTGACGAGGCATGTCAGAAGGAATTTCTTTATGGTTCGGCAATGAAGGAGGTTGAAGATGTGGGAGAGTGAAGGAATCAATATCAAAGAGTATTATAGTTTGGTTGGGCATCCAGATGATCCAACACAAGGCGCAGTTGAAATTACATGCGGTCCTTTTGAGGGGATGATTTATAAATATGCCGACTTCCGTATTGTGAAACCTGAGACAGAAGATGAGCAACCAAAGGTTGAGTATTCATTCGAGGTCATTCACATTCCAGAAGAGATTCGTGATGTTCAGTATCCCGATGAGATGAAAGAGAGTTTTGATAAACTTCTGGTAACTATTCTCATGGATTTAGTTCAAGAAGACGTAAGTAAAAGTATGAGGGTTGAGCATGACAACACGGACGGAGACAGTGATATTGGCGAGTCTTTTGAAAGACGAGTCGTTTATAAAAACAGCGGTTCCCTTTCTTCGCAGTGAGTATTTTCACGATCAGGTCGATCGTATTGTATTCGATACGATCATAGATTACATAAACAAATACAATACAAATCCAACAAAAGATTCTTTGCTTATCGAGGTTGAAGAGAAAAAGAACCTTGGTAATTCTTATGAATCTGTTGTTGATAAAATCGTTGAGATAGATAAGACTGACACCAACAATGACGAGAAGTGGCTAAACGATACGACCGAAAAGTTTTGTCAAGACAAAGCCATCTATAACTCGATCATGGAATCTATTCAGATTCTTAATGGGGAGACAAAGAAAGATAAGGGTGCCATTCCTGCTCTGTTGACAGAAGCACTTTCTGTATCTTTCGACTCTCATATCGGTCACGATTATATTGAGGACTCCGAAGATCGGTTTGCTTATTACAATCGAAAAGAGGAACACATTCCTTTTGATATTACTTTGTTGAATGAGATTACAGAAGGCGGATTGATAAACAAAACTCTGAATGTTCTTATGGCATCTCCGGGTGCTGGTAAAACATTGGCAATGTGTCATATGGCAGCAAGCGCAATGACAGATGGTCACAATGTTTTGTATATTACGCTTGAGATGGCAGAGGAAAAGATTTCTGAGAGAATAGATGCGAACCTGATGAATGTCTCTATGGCTGATCTGAAGAATCTTCCGAAACAGCTTTACGATAAGAAGATTGAGTCTTTACGAAAAAAGACGATTGGTAAACTTATCGTAAAGGAGTATCCTACCGTTCAAGCTGGAGCAGGACACTTTCGACACTTGGTCAAAGAGCTTTCGATGAAGAAGAAGTTTGTTCCCGATTTGATTTTCATCGACTATATCAATTTGTGTCAATCTATGGTTTATCGAGGTGCCAATGTAAATAGCTATGAAAAGATCAAAAGCATCGCAGAAGAACTTCGTGGTTTGGCAGTAGAACTTGTCGTTCCGATCGTTACTGCGACACAGATCAATCGTTCTGGGTCTGCCAGTAGTGATGTTTCGATGGAAGATGTGGCAGAAAGTTTTGGTCTTCCTGCCACGGCAGATTTGTTTCTTGCGCTGATTCGTACAGATGAACTGGACGAGATGAATCAGATCATGGTGAAACAGCTCAAGAATCGTTACTCAGATATGACTGCCAAGCGCAGATTTGTGATTGGAGTTGATCGAAAGAAGATGCGCCTCTTTGATTGTGAGGAGGATGCACAAGATGGTTTGATGAAGGATAGTGACATTTCTTCATCTACCAAAAATCGGAATGCGTTTTCCGATTTTATTATTAACTAAATAAAAGGACAGATTTTTGTCAATCAAAGGAGAATCATTATGTCTGTTGAACTATTAAAGAGTGTTTTCGATATTATCGTTCACGTTGTTGGAGTTGCAGCTATTGTAGCTACGCTTACTCCTAACGAGAGTGACAATAAGATCGTCAAGTTTATTCTCGACACCGTGAATGTTCTTGGCGCAAACTTCGGCAAGGCGTCGAACGACACCAATGCGTAGGTTTGACCAATAACCCAGAGTTTGGGTCACGCAACCTAGACTCTGGGTTATTGCTTTTTATTATGGAAAACGCGAAAGTATTAGAGATACTTGCTGACATTGCTCGTGACCTTGATCGAGACATGAATCGTACTGGTGCGAGACATGCTGCGGCAATCGTATATAAAAATCAAATCATATCCTACGGGGTAAATCAGAAGAAGTCACACCCGTTTCATTCTCGTTTTTCGGAGCATGATGATGCCATCTTTCTACACGCAGAGACAGATGCCATCAAGAATGCTTTGAGACAGATTTCCGAGGATGATATGGAAAAGGCAACTCTGTATGTTTGCCGTGTAAAGTATGATTCTAATGGACCGGGAAAGAAACTGACATGGGGTAACTCGAAACCTTGTATCGGCTGTCAGCGCGCCATTGCTAACTTTGGTATAAAGGACGTTATTTATTCAAATGATGGCGACGGAAACCACTCTCTCTTATAAATAATATTGTATTGTTTTAAGGGGGGAGACGGGCAATGGCAACGCTGTCTATAAATGAATTAAGAAAGCGTGATAATTTTGTAAAGTTTCGTACAAAAATCGTAAATAAGGAAGATTTTTGTATGCCGGGAGATGGAACTTGTTATAAGATTGGTTATAAAAAAACAACCGAACATAACAAATTTATTAAATCTCTTTTTGGTAGTTCTTCTGGGGGGACATTGGCTAAGCTGGAAAAATGGTATGCAAATGCTAAAGGGTTTCCTGCCTATTACGGAAGTAAACAAATATCTGTAACGTGGTCAAATATACATAAAGATTCATCTTTTGGTGGAAGGCAAACAACAGGAACCGAAAAAGAGGATATACAATTAGCTAGATTAATTAAACTCATAAATGAAGCCAAAGATGAAATTGGTGAGGACAGTATTAGTATTAAATTCAAAACAAAAACTTGGCGAGGTATAGCTGGAGCAGAGTCCACGCCGGGAACTCCAAAATCTGATTTTCATTTAACTGATGTTAATGGAAATGCTAAGGTTTTTATTTCACATAAAGATGGTAAGGGTGTCAAAGCATTTGGGCAATGGGGTGGTATTACTAAACAAGCCGATGGAAAGAATCCAGCAGATCGAGGTGTTATAAGTGAGGATAAAGAAGTTTTGGATTTTGTTGAGGCAATTAAGGCTAGATTTCCTGTAGGTAGTCAATTTCCAAAGGGTGTTACACTTGCCCGAAAGATTAAATCAAGAAACTTAAAAAATCGTGCTGTTTATGGTCCTTCTTATAAGTCCGGCGCAAAAGGAAGTATAGATAATTGTGATATGCTTCTACAAGGAACTATTGATTTAAAAAGGGTTGGAAATACTAAAACTTTTGTAATTTCAGCAGATGGTTCTGAGCATTTAAATGGAGACGCTATGACAGGTCAAGCAGCTCCGACATTGATGGTGATGTTTAAGGGAGTTAATAGAAAAGATTTTGGTATTATCGGGGCAAGGTTTAGTATTTATCCACTTGGTGGTAGAGCAAATATATTAGAACCCTGGCCAGATGATATGAGGGCAAAGTAATAAATCATGCAAACATTCATACAATACTTGACAGAAGACGCGAATAAAAATCTACATCTTGAACATCTTGAAGACTTGATGTTTCTGTACGGTATTGATGGTATGCGTTCTGGTATCAACTTCGTTCGTTCTATTCGAGACATGCTTGTCGGAAAATCCAAGAAGAAAGTTGATCTACATGTAAAATGGGATGGTGCCCCTGCTATATTTGCCGGAACCGATCCTGAAGATGGAAAGTTTT